GAAGATGAAACATGGGAAATAAACTTAGAGATTATGAGTCGCAACGAATAACTATGGAAGTAGATAAAGAGTTGCTGCATAAATCAAAAGATAAAGTAGAGAAAGCCGTTGGTATGGGTTCTTTACCTTATCCAAAAGTATTTCATTATATTATGAAGAAATTTATTGGAGAAAAAGATGGTATCAAGAGAAGTAGTTAAAGAAGTAAAAACTTTGTATGGTAACTTGATTAGTGTTCAAGGGGTATATGTTAAAAGAGCATATACAAGAAGAGCAAATCTAAAACTTACATACAAAGATGATTATATGATTGTGCCTCTAAGCCAATTACATAAACCAATAAAAACAACCATGATACCTGATAAGTTTATTAGAGATAAAATGAATAAACTTTATTATTATCAATGGAAACCAATAGATAAAAACCAAACAACATTATTTGATGGAGAAAAAAATGATTGATTTAAAAGTATTTGAAAAGTTTGAAACAGAAAACCACTTACTACCTTTTTCAGCTAGTAGGCTAAAATCTTACAAGAATAATAAAGCTAAGTTTTTTCTTGATTATGTATTGGGTTATCCAAGAGTATCTAACGCAAGAATGGAACGAGGCAAAGCTGTAGAGTTTGGTATAGACCAATATTTGTTAAAAGGTTTAGAAGAAAAAGAATGTGTCAAAATTGCTATAAATTTTTTTAAGTCAGCAACAAGTTTTATTGATGATGATGAAGATAAACAAAAGCAATATGATTTAATTAAACCTATGGTAAAACAAATTTATATTAGTTTTGATGAATTTTGGGAACAAAGTTCTATAGAAAAAACTTTTGTTGGAAACCAAATACATATTGAAACACTTATTTATGGCACACCTTTTATTGGTTTTATAGATTATATTTTTGAAAGTGAAGATACTGTTTATATAATTGATTTGAAAACAAAAGATAAGTTTATGCTTACTAATGATGATAAACTTCAAATGGCTATTTATAAAAAAGCATTTCAAGAAAAAACAAACAAGAATATTGATTGTAGTTTTTTGTTAGCTACAGGTAAAGAGCCTAGAAGAAAAGACCAGAAAGTATGTGAGTTTGTTCCTTTTATACCTGATTATGATTACATAGGAGAAGCAGAAACACATATTAAAAGCCTAGAACATACACTTAAACTTGCAAATAGTATTGATGATCTAAAGGTTTTATTTTCACCAAAACTTGATGATTATGAATGGAAAGATAAAGATGCCAAAAAGCATAGACAAGAAGTATGGGGAATATAAACAAGAAGTGGATAAACTAGCTAGGAGATACATAAATATTTGTTTAGAAACACAAAATACATGGATAGGCTATCAAGAAGATTGTATTAGATTAGCTGAAAAAGAAATTGGAGAAAAATATGGCACAAAAGATATGGAAGATGGGAATTAGTCCTGATAATTTTATAGCAGATACAGTAAACCTAACAAATGAAGAATTAGGTTTATATTTTAGATTACTTTGTTATGCTTGGAAGAATGAAGCAACACTACCTAACGATATGGATAGGCTTAAAAGAATTTGTCAAAATGCTGATGAGAAGATGATAAATTATATTTTAGCACAGTATTTTAGAGAAGATGGTAAAACTTATTACTCTAAAGCACAAAAAGAAGAATATGAATGGGTGCAAGAAAAGTCAGTAAAAGCAAGAGAGTCAGCTAACAAAAGGTATGCGAACGCACAGCGAACGCAAAGCAGTAATAGTTATAGTAATAGTCATAGTCATAACATAGATATATTTAATAATATATGGTCAAAGCTAAATTATAAAACAGGTATAAAACAACAAGCATTTAAAGTTTTTGATAAACTACAAGATATGCCTAAACCTGATGTGTTGGTAGATAAATGGAATAATTATTGTAGTTCCATAGATGATAAGAAGTTTATTCAACACTTTAGAACATGGTTAAATAATAAAGGTTGGGAGAACGAGCCGCAAAAACAAGAGATAAAAGATGATTTAAATTTTTATAAAAGAGACCCTTTTGTTAATTTGACCTCTTGGCAAAAAGGATTTAGAACCTTAAATGACAATGACCAAGATATAATTCAGGCTTATAAACAAGGTAAAGTATCAAAAGAGGCTATGGATAAGATGAGTATTAGTGTAGAATAACATGATGGACGAAGATATAAAAAAGTTTTTTATTACAATGCCTGATAGTTTAGGCAAGTTTTCAGCAGTAATTCATGTATCAGGTTTTGATAGTGAAGAACAAGCACATGAATATTTATATCAATTCCATCATGCTAATGCTGAAGATATTTTAAGAGAGGGTATTACAATTCACTAATGTCTGATTTAAGAGTTTTATCTCTAGGTGCTGGAGTCCAAAGCACAACACTAGCTTTGATGATTGAACATGGGGAGATACCTATGGTTGATTGTGGAATATTTGCAGATACAAAAGGAGAACCACAAAATGTTTATAAACATCTTGATTGGTTAGAAAAACAATTATCTTATCCAATTTATAGAGTTACATGGAGAGATTTAAAACAAGATATATTTGATGCATCAAGGGGAATGTACAAAGGATTTACAGCACCATTTTACACATTATCAGATCAAGGAAAAAAAGGCATATTGAGGAGACAATGCACAGCAGATTATAAAATAAAACCTGTAACAAAAAAAATTAGAGAACTTTTAGGATATAAAAAAGGAGAACGAGTAAAAAAAGGGATTAAAGTAGAGTTGATAATGGGTATTTCCTATGATGAACTTTTTAGAATGAGAGAAAATAGATTAAAGTATGTGCAAAATATTTATCCTTTAGTTGATAAAGGCATAAGGAGACATAATTGTTTAGATTGGATAAAAGAAAAAAATTATCCTCAACCACCTAGATCAGCTTGTACTTTCTGTCCATTTCATAGTAATTTAGAATGGAGAAAAATTAAAGAAAACAAAGAGGAATGGCAAGAAGTTGTTAAAATGGATAAAGCAATTAGAGACCAAGAAGAATTTAAAAAAAGTAAATATGCTGAAACAATAAAAGATAAATTATTTTTACATAATCAAAGAGTGCCTTTAGATGAGGTAGATTTAAGAACAGACGAAGAAAAAGGTCAGTATTCACTTCTTGATGAATGTGAGGGAATGTGTGGAGTTTAAATGGCAAGACCTAAAAAGTACGACATAGACACAGAAGAAATACGAAAACTAGCTAAATACGGAATGACAAATGTTGAGATAGCTGATTTCTTTGGGTGTGATGAAAGCCTAATTAGAAAGAGTTATTCCGAATATCTGACAAAAGGAAGAGCTGAGATGAAACTAAGGCTTAGACAGCTGCAATTTAAAAGTGCTGAAAAGCTAAATGCTGTTATGCTTATATGGTTAGGTAAACAAATGTTGGGTCAATCGGATATTCCAGTAGGAGAAGATAGTCAGCCTTTAGAATGGTCTATTGATTAGTGCCTCTTAGTGAACCACAAAGAAAAGTAATATTATCAGATAAAAGATTTAGAGTATTATTATCAGGTCGTAGATTTGGTAAAACATTTGTAGCTTTAAATGAATTAGCTAAGTTTGGTAGATTTCCAAACAAAAAGATATTCTACATAAGTCCTAGCTATAGACAGAGCAGAGAGATAATGTGGAAACCATTAAAAGAAAAGATGTTACAACATAGATGGGTAGCTAAGATAAATGAAACACAATTAACCTTATCCTTACGGAATGGGACTACAATAAGTCTAAAAGGTGCTGAGAATGAACAAAGTCTAAGGGGTAGTGGTTTATCATTTGTTTGCTTTGATGAGATACAAGACATAAAGCCTGAGGCTTGGTATGAAGTAATTAGACCTACACTTTCTGATAAATATACTATGGGTTCAGCTTTATTTTGTGGAACACCTAAAGGTTATGGTAACTGGTCTTATGAACTGTACTCAAAGAAAGATAGTGAATGGGAAAGTTTTAAGTTTACTACTATTGAGGGCGGTCAAGTTACTCAAGAAGAAATAGATCAGGCTAAGAATGACCTAGATGAGAGAACATTTCAGCAAGAATACCTAGCTACATTTGTTAACTATGCTGGAGTTATTTATTATAACTTTGATAGAAACACACACATTATAGACACATATGAACAAAAAGAATTACCTTTGCATATTGGAATGGACTTCAACTATAACCCTATGGCTTGTTGTATTGGTCAGATAAGAGATAATAATTTAATAATTTTTGATGAGATACAAATATACAACGCAAATACAAATGATATGATTGATGAAATAAAAGCAAGATATGGAGTACGAAACATTGTGATTTATCCTGACCCAGCCGCAAGACAAAGAAAGACAAGTGCTGGTGGTTCTACTGATTTATCATTACTTAGAAATGCTGGGTTCAATGTAAAGGTTAGACCAACGCACCCTCAAGTAAGAGATAGAATAAATGCAGTAAATTCTAAACTTAAAAATGCTAATGGAGTGTCAAGTCTTTTCATAACCAAATCTTGCAAAAATTTAATTAAAAGTTTAGAAAGACAAATATACAAAGAGGGAACTCATATACCTGATAAGGATAGTGGGTATGACCATATGGCTGATGCAATAGGCTATCTTATTGAATATGTTTTCCCTTTGCGTAGAGATTTTAAACCAAGTGAACCGACTAGGTGGAGTTAGATGGCGATATACAGTAGAGATTTCTTAACAGCTAGACATAGCGATTATGAGAAAAACTTTCATAGATGGAACTTCCATTACAGATCATATTTAGGTGGAGATGATTATGGTAATGGTTATTACCTAAATAGATATATCCTAGAGTCTGATGAGGAGTACATGAAAAGGGTTGGTTTTACCCCTTTAGATAATCATTGTAGAAATGTCGTACAAATTTATTCCAGCTTTTTATTTAGAGTTCCAGCTACAAGAGATTATGGTTCACTAGCTGGAGACCCAGATTTAGAGTCATTCCTGAATGATGCAGATTTAGATGGGCGAAACTTCAACAATGTAATTAAAGAAATGCAAACTCAAGCATCTATTTATGGAACTTGTTGGGCGATTATGGATAAGCCAAGTGTTATTACTAATACTAGAGCCGAAGAACTATCTCAGGACATAAGACCATACATCTCAATCTATACACCAGATAATGTTATGAATTGGGAATACTCAAGATATTCTAATGGTAAGTATTATCTTACATCTCTTACAATATTAGAAGATTTAACTGATGATAAAGCAATCATAAAAGTTTGGTCTTTAGATGATATTACAACTTATGAAGTAGATGATTACATGAAAGAATATACTTCTTCTAAGCCAAAACTATTAGAAGAACAACCGAACCCTTTGAATGAAATACCAGCGGTTATTTTATACAATCAAAAGTCTCAAAGAAAAGCTATTGGTATATCTGATCTATCTGATGTTGCAGAATTACAACAGGCTATCTACAATGACTATTCAGAATGTGAACAGCTAATAAGATTAAGTAACCACCCAAGTCTAGTTAAAACACCTAATGTTGAAGCTAGTGCTGGTGCTGGTTCAGTTATTGAGATGCCTGAAGATTTACAGGCTGATCTAAAACCTTACATCATACAACCCTCAGCACAATCTTTAGATGGTATTATGAACTCTATCCAAATGAAAGTAGATGCAATCAATAGAATAACTCATATGGGTTCTGTCAGAGCAACAGAGAAAACTATCAACTCAGGTATTGCTTTACAAACAGAGTTCCAACTACTCAATGCTAGATTATCAGAGAAAGCAGATTTATTAGAAAATGCTGAAGAGCAAATATGGTCTTTCTTTGCTAAATGGCAAAACAAAACTTTTGATGGTCAAATAGATTATCCTGATACATTTGATCTTAGGGATTATGCGGCTGATCTACAATTCTTACAAGTGGCAAAAGCTAGTGGAGTAAAATCAGACACATATACAAAGGAAATAGATAAACAAATAGCAAAGGCAGTAATAGATGATGATGAAAAGATTGATGCAATTAATCAAGAAATTGATGCTAC